AACTGCCGCGACAGAATCCCTTCGGCATACTGATCCGCCAGGTAGCCTGCAAACCCTTGCTCCGGCGAAATGCCAGGTTCAGAAGCGAACCTTCGGCTATACTCGTGCATGGTATTTGACAGACCAATTCTGACGCTCGCCTCAATGCCGACGGCCCCGTAGCAGGTCCGCCCCATTGCGACGTTACCTTCAGGAATCTGTTCCGCCTCATCTCTCCCATTGAGCTCCCCAACAGGATCGATGGAGTACATCTTGTCCCAGTAAGTTCCGGCGGATAGTCGTCTCATCTTCAGGATGTCCGCAAACTGATTTCTCAGATCGGCATCCGAATAGAGATTGATCCCAACCGCGTACGCTTCCCGCCGAAACAGAGGGAGAAATTGCGGACTAAGTTCCATCTTTCACTCCTTCCATTTAGCGGTCACCGTAACGGTGCTCAGTCGGAATCTTCGCGCTAACCCAGTCGCCGTCATTGTCTATGATCTCCGATAGACGCAGAATTCCATACGTCGAGGAGTTCATGTTGATGCACTGCTGAGGGTTGCCTACTACCACGCCGGGGACAACGATGTCGAAATCGTGACCCATGTCGCCCTCGACCGCTTTCCTATTGCTGGTCGGGAACACGTAGGTCTTGTTGGCTCCAAAGTTGCCGGGGATGCGGTCACCTGTCGAGGTCATCTTCAACTCTGACACTGGATGTGTTGACGCTCCAGTATCAAAGGCTGTTGGCCAGTCAGCAACCTCGGCGAAACCAGCCAGGTTACTGGAGTTCGCCTGAGCAAGGCGGTAATATCCGCCGTGCTTGTCTATGGCGTGGCCGTGATGTCTCGAAAAGATGATGCCCCCGTCAAGCTGGATCCACCGAATGCGATCCTCACCGTCCCAGGGACCGCACTTCGGCATCGTGTAGCCGGTAGGACTTTCGGGCATCGTTTGTGTCCCTTTCGACATGCCCGAAAGTTATAGGGAAAGAAATCAGCCGCCCAGCGCTCTCTGCTTGGCGCCTTTCTTGGCTTCGAGGAAAAGCTTTACATCAGTAGGATCAGTCGGATTTCCGCCTTGTTGACGAAGAACCACTATGTCTTCATCACTCAGGCTTTGTGCCTGGCCTCTGGGCTTACCGCCCGGCGGTTCCGTAAGTTTGACCCCTGGGCTTCCGCCCTTGAGTCCGGATGCCGCAGCAGCCGCCGCTTCCTTGCCGAGATGAAGTCTACCGCCCGTCACTGTCTTTGCGGTGGCAGGACTGCCACCTGTAGCTTTCCCACCAGTCTCCTTCTCGGATTCCGGCGTCTCAGGCGCCCCCGTAAACCTCTGGACGTTCGCCCCGATATAGGAGTGAACTTCCTTACGGATGGCGTCAGGGTTTACCTTCAAGTTGGGCGGCAACTTATCGACAAGCTGCCGGACTGCCGCTCTGTCATCCTCGTTCAGCATGGAAAATTCGGAAAGAACCGAACTCGTCACCTGTGGAGCCTGCATGGCCGCGAAATTCTGGACGCCAACTTCCATTGCGTCCATCGCCATTATTGCGGCCATCTCCTGCCAGAGGGCTGCGTCACGCTGCTGTTCACTTGCAAAAACCTCACCTTCAAGGCTCTGTACAGCCCGCAGGTGGACACTCTCTCGATACCTCCGCTTCTGTGCTACGAGGTTCGGACTGTCGGACGATTGCGGTGCCGTTTGGGCCGCCGCATGTGCAGCGCGAAGCTGCTCCAATGCTGACTTTGTTTGCTCAAGTTCGTCCTTGAGCGCTTTCCGTTCCTGCCGGGATTTGACAAAGGCGGCTTTCGCCTTTCCTGTCAGCTCGACTTCCCCTTCTTCAGGCATGTCAAGTGTGTCAGCATCTTCCTGACCCAGGACGGAAAGGTCTTCATCGTTTTCTACCATAGCTCGTCCTCCTCTGCCGAATGGCAGGTTGTATTACTGTGGTATTACCACACATCTCCAAAACTTGTCAAGTAAGACTTTATGCCCCGGCCTGTGGTACGATGATCCCATGTTCGTAATATGCCCGGGGATGATAATTCTTGTAGGTGCTCTCGGGATATCCCGAAGGCCCGCCTGCGGGGCCAGTCGGATCACAGAGACGCCGGGTTCCCTTCTCATCTACGACCACGACCCACGCATGCTCGTTAGCCTCGCCAGTAACGGTCCCCAGTACGATCCAGCATTTCCATCCCTCTGACTGAAGATGTTCAGCATACAGAATCGCCTTCTGCGTGCAGTTCATGGTCGCCACGTCATAAGGTAACGAACGTATGCGCATGAACTCTTCTTCCTCCGGGATGACCGACTTACCCGAAGATGTCAGAAGGACAATCGCCAGGATGGTCCCAACGACGATTATGGCGCCAATCCACCAATTCGCTGATGATTTCACGGTGCTATCACCTTTCCTGTGTTTGTCGGTACGTCCAGTCTCGATCCCTTGACCTGTCTCGTCGCTTCCTCCACTTGCATCCTTGCCAGCGCCTCGAAGATCGCGTCCTGCTCGTAAAGAATCTCGTTCCAGACCTTGTATTGGCCCCTGATTTCCGCTCGAATCTCGTTGATCTCCGATGGCGGTAATCGAAAAGTCACCACCGCATCAAGAGCCGGCGTCGCCAGAAGCTCTCTCAGCTCAACGAGCTTGGCCTCGGCGAGTTTCACACAAGCGTCGCCCATCGGACTTGCCTTGAACGTCTTCCAGTCGGCAAGTCTTTTCTGGTAATACTCCTTCTGTTTGTCGGTCATCTTTGGCTGCTCTTCACTGAGCCTTCGCTGAGCGCCGAGTCGCGACTTGTCCGTACCTTCAAGTATGGGCATATTTTCTCTCTCCTTATGGGCCAGCGCCTATTGCTTCGCCGGGAGCGGGAATTTGGGGGGTCGCCGGCTGAGGTGTGATCCCTTCCCGGCCCCCGGCTTTCGTCCACTGTTGCATTTCCGTCATGAGTTCCTGGATACTTTCGGCGGGCATCCCTTTCAGTTCTGCCTCACTGGGAATCAGGTACCGCTTCCCACGAAGCTCCAACTCCGATGCCGCACGTATCATCCACCGCAAAAAGTATTTCATTCCCACTTCCTGGTTTACCTGCCAGAGTCTCTGTATCAACGGGATAAAGAAGGAGAACTTATTGATGAAGTCCGTCTTTCTTGCTTGCGGGTTCACAACGCCCGCACTGGCCTGCGAAATCCATCTGATCGGCTTTTCCAGATCATCGAGTGAGACAGCATATCGTTCCACGGATTCAAGTTCACTTGACTCCACAATATTCAGCTTCTCGTCCGGACCTCGAATTATCGTGGTCTCGTAGACGGACTGCCAGATGTGTCGGGCAAGCTGTTCCCAGCCAATGTTCCAGTCGCGGATGATACTTTCGAGACTGAGTTGAGCCTGGCCAAGAAGAAGCTCGGTCTTACGGGCAGGCGAACGTGGATCGGTACTTTCAGTCTGCCCCATTGTATAGGATGTCACTCCTGTACGATTCTCTGCCAGCTTCGAGGAGATCGGATACATCAGCCCAAGGAGATTCTGTGAAGGTCCCCGAAGGTCTACTTGCTTGAAATCCATCGCGGGATTCTGTACGTAGCCCGCCTGACCTGGCCCCATGCCGAACCTGAAAGGTGTTGTTCCGCCCGCTTCTGGGGCCCGAATAAGGTAAGGCGGATACGCCGCGTTCGCCTCGCTATCCAGAAACAGGTTCAAAATCGAAGTCTGCCGGGAATCCTCCTTCTCGAGAAGCGCACCAAACCCAAATCCATAGTAGCTCTTCTTCGATACACCAAGCCGAAAATGAATCCATGGTAGCCGTTCATCAAAATGCGGATACGTGGATGCTCTGAGAATGGTCTGGGAGGAAGGCTCCCATTCCCACACCGTCCACTTCGGGATGACGCCGCGTGGATCTTTTCGTGTCGGATAAGCGTAGCGGGCGAATATCCTGAAGACGATGTACACGTCCTCATAGGGCAGAGTGCGCTTGTTCCCGTACTCGCCGCCCATGTCGAACCATTCAAACCCGGGTGCCGTACCAGCATCCGTTTTCATCCTGATGTATCGCGGAATTTCTCGTCCGTCTCGAGCCAGTGTCACGTCTACGCTGCGTTGTCCGATGACCTTTTCTACGTCGGCTTCGGAGTACCATCCGACCGCATCTGACGCAAGCACCCTCAGATCGGATTCTGTGTAGTACAATCTCCTTGCCCGAAACCTGATTTCTTCGTCACGGTACACATTCGGCGGAATCAGATGATCCGTCAGATCCACGATAAAAACGTTGAGACCCATTTCCTCGACGTTGTCTCTCTCAACAACAAGCCGTACGGGAACGCCTTGATCCAACAAGATGAACTTTTCGTCCAGAGCGCTTATGTCCGTAACAACAGCCTGGTCAGCTTCAAGTTCCTCTGGTGTCCGGTAGACTTTGACTGTTCTCTGTGGAACAACCTTGAAAAGTGTATCAGGTTCGGCAATGAGCGAACCAAATAACAGAAAGTCCAGCAAGGCACGTTTACCGAAGACGGATTCCAGTTTCAGGATATTGCGACAATGGGAGTCCATCCAGTGTTCGTATCGTAGAACCTGCTCAATGTCAGCATCGGCAAACATCGCCTGATCTACGGCAAACAATGGGTCCGGCGTGTAGATGGCCCGCATCAGCCGATCGGTAGCCTCTATTGTCTTCTCACAGAGGAGGCCCGAGGGATAGTCCGCGCGTCCCCCAATGTCGGCGTAGATGTCCGGCCTGTTTTCCAGATCGTAGATTTCTCGCCAGAGGTCCCACGTCCCCTGATGTCTCTGAACGAAAGCCGCGCATCGCTTGATGTCATTCTCGAACCAGGCGTTGATTTCCTCTTCTCTGCCAGCGATGTCCAGAGCCGGAAATATGTCATCCAGAAGCAGCGGCGCACCGGGCGCCGCAGGTTGCAGAATCTGAGTCTCAGGCTCAATCTCGATTACCTCTTCCGCAGCCATGTCTCACCTCAATAACGTTTCGTCACCTTTCGTCTCTGGGAAGGCAGTGCCTCTTCTGGAATACCTGCGCTCTCCGGGCCATGTAGACGTCGAACGCCGAGCGGGATACCTCGCATCCGCAGCGACTCAAGAAGCCGGAGTTCCACTTCACTCGTCTTAATCGATCTCAACATTGGCGTGCTGTCGATTATGTGGAGTGCGATGGCAGAAGCTGTAATGCAATCATCCGTGTGTCCCATCGCTGCCCGCAACTTTCCTTTCTCCTCGACGAAATTCGCCATCTCCTCAAGTAAGGGAATGCTGTGAAGTATGCAGTCGCCCTCCTTGAAGTGTATCTTCAGAACATAGCACAGAGACTGCTTGTTGCCGGAAGTTGTCCGCCAGCCTTCATCGTTCGTTATGGTTCTCGATCTGCTGACCGTCTGACGCCGATAGAGGTTGAAGTAATGATACCTCTCCTTGATGTAGGTCAGCACGGCACCACCGCATTTTGAATTTACCTCAACGGCGATCATTGGATCGCCATATAGACGTGCGAGTAGCACAGCGTAACGGGCCGTCAACTCCTCGTCATAGAGGCCACGCAGCTCGGCTGCCTGCTCCCGGGCGTAACAGTCGTAGACTTCAATCACAGAGTAGTCCGACGTGTACCCGTCCGAGCTGATTCCTTCTGCGGGATCAACGCTCACGATGTATTTCCGCCTACGATTTGGTGCGAGCCACATGGTCACCTGGCCGCTATCTTCCTTTGGTGAGTCCACAGGAGCAAACGTGACATGGTTTTTGACGATAGATACAGTGACGAGGTTCGGTATGCGGCATCTGCGTGACAGGTCCTGAAGCCACGCTTCCGCACCGGCAGTCCAATTTTTGATCTCCGCGGTAATGGTAGGAAACTGGGCAACCGCGTCGTCGTATCCTCTTTCCTTCCAGACGCGATAGAATTCGATCTCCTGTTTTCTGTCCTCCACAAGCAGGGGATCGAAGTAAGTGGTCGTGCTGACATCAAACGGCTCACGTGGATGTAACGGGAATTCCTGCTTGAATTTCGCAGCACCGATTTCTGCAATCTTCTCCCGTCTGAACTTTACGTTACCAGGGGTCAGGGAGAAGGTTTCCATCAACTCGCTTTCTTCTCCCGTAGGACTGAAAGTTGAACGTTCTTCCTCGGTGAGTTCAATCGAGCAATCGGCCATATCCGGCCACTCAAGAAAAACGAACTTCCACGATGACTTTTTCTCCAGGGCAGCGAGACAGTCGCTTTTCCACTTGTTGATGCCGCAAGCAGTGCTCTCCTTGACGAGCCAAACAAAGCCTTCTCTCGCAACGGAGTTCAGAATAGAAGTTTCTGCGTCAAGAAGCTGAGGCCATTTACTATTCTCGCTCATGTGGACGACCTGAATAGTCTGGCTGGTCGCGGGATGTTTTGTCTCTCCGGAATCCATTTCGAGCATTGAGCGGTTTGACAGAAAAAGACCTTGTTTGTTCCGCGAGATCGTTTTTCCGGTGGGTTTGCCCGGAAGAGTGTCTTTCTCCCAGAACAAGGTTATCATCCGGTAGATGTTCTCGGTGTGCTTATTCTTGTCGGCAATGATGAACACCCCACATCCCGAGATGGATCGCATAAAGATGTAATCGAGAGCCGCAAAGAACGTCGACACGCCTTGCTTTCTGCTCTTGAGCACAATCAACTTGACACGCTGGCTGTCCCGTGAAAGCAAGTAGGGTGCACACTCATTGGCCAGAATGAGCTGAGCGCGGTTAAGCTGAAAGGGGATTATGCTTACGTCGCCGCCCTCAATTTTTGCCGACTGGATCTGTCCGTAATGCTCCATCCAATAGAAGGGATTGATTTGGCAAAGGCGTTGTTCACGTTCAACCTCTGTCATGCCCTTCGCAAGGGGTGACTGAAGGAATTCGCCCATCTTAGCCTCAAGTTTCGCCAGATTCGGATAGAGCAGCGGATCGTGCATCAGCGCTTAACTTCCTTCAGTCTTATCTTCATCTTACCAAATCGGAAGTTGGCGGGCCTGTGAACGCATGGTTGCCCAAGGAGCGACAGCTTGCAGTTTTCGCAGATGTGGATGTCTACGGTTGTTTTGCCCTTGCAGACGACCCGCCAACATCCGAACCGTTTCGTTTTCCACCGGCGTTTTTTTCGCTTCCACTTAACCGTTATCTCTCACCGCCTTGACCTCGGCCTTCGTCACGGGATCCTGGCCAGATAAAACAGTTCTCAGCTCCGAGACGTCATTAGCTTTCGGATCGGTCTCCGCCTTAGCCTTGAATACATCGATCTGTTTGACGACCGTCGTCAGCGCATGTGACTTTTTTTTGGCACTCTCCAGGGCTTCTTTGAGTTTTGCCTTGAGCTTCTTTATCGCCCGGATGATGAAAGGCCACAGGCCAAAGTACGTAATCACGCCAAGTACGAGAACCCAAAACCACCAGCGCGTAAAAATAGATCGCTTTGCCTGAACGGGCGTGCTCTTACCGTATTCCACATTCGTCTCTACTGTCTCCTCCTGGCCCACGGCCAGTACTTGGCCTGGAATCGCAAACACCCATGGCTTCGATGTCTTGCGAGTGGAAGTCTTGGCAATCGCAATCTTCATGACGTCACGCTTCGGTGTCAGACTGACGCATCCAGGCAGCGCAACGATGACCAGGGCAATGACCAGGATGAGTTTCCCTCTGATTTTCATTCAGCCTTCACCACCTCTCCTGTTTGCAGCCGCAGCAAGCCTCTTTCGATCAAGAGATCCTGGGGCGCGTCGTTGACGCTGATGTAATGCACACCATCGTAGTCCAGTACCATCACCGGTACCTCACCCTGATAGATGACCGTCTGGTTTGTGGTGGTGTTGGTCTGCCTGTTGCCTATTCCCATGCAACCTACCAGACCCAGCAACAGTATCAGCGTGAGTATTCTTTTCATCTTCGTCGCCTCCGTTTTGTTCGAGTAAGCTTCCCCCCCGCCTCGACGTGATACAGTAGCCTCATCTGCGCCAGTGCCTTCGCCTTTGAGGAATGTGTGCCCTTGACGTCCCCTGTGTCCTTGTTAATCGTCAGCCATTTCCCGTTTCGCTTGACAACTCTATAAGGCATGATGCGCTCCTTTGCTGGTTCCTCTGCGTATTATCCCGCAACTCGGAGCAAATTTCAAGCCGAAAAATTCTTCTGTGGCTTTTTACGCGATCTCCAAAGGGCCCCACAGATGAGATGGCAGAGAAGCAGATGACCGCTCTCGACGATCCCCGGGTTGTCTCCATGAAACGTGATCCATCTCCCTGGGGAAATGTCGTCCGACAAACGCATACGACCGGTGAAAAGAATCGTTTTTAGAGAAAGCACTTGACTGGCCCTCATGGCTGTGACTATGTTCTCTGAACGCCCGCTCACGGAAAACAAACACAGCACGTCTCCCGGTTGTGCCAGCAAGGCAAGTTGCTCCTCGAAGATTGTAGAATACCCGAAATCATTCGCGAGCGCGGTAAGCCGAGGTGCATCGGAAGACAGGCAAATCGCCCTGATCCCAGCAAGACCCAAGTCCTCGGCAAAGTGACTCGCGTTCGCCGCGCTACCACCGTTGCCGGCAGTCCAGATAGTCCTGCCGTCTACCTGCGCCTGTTGGATGTCCTCGATCGCCGACAGCAATGTCTCCGTATCCAGCAGGCCAAACGAATCATTAACTTCCGTCCGCATCAGTTCGAGCCGTTCTCTTAGACCTCTTTGATCCATTTGCTTACACCTCGGGGAAATCGATCCTCAGTTGGTTATCGTCTCCGATATGGGCAGACCAGCGATCCTTCCCGGCATAAAGGGTCTCAGCACCGCTGAGCTCCACGTAGAGACCCTCTTTCGGATGATCGTTCACGATGAGTTTCAGGGATAGCTGTGCCTTCCCAGCGGTCTCCTGGATGTTGGCTGCCGCTTTGATGACAAAGTCGGCGACCTTCGGAGTAATGTCGTCCACGATCTTCTTAACCGTCTCGCTGACATCAATCCTGGTTCCCGTGATGTCCATCACCTTCGTTGCTGCTGTTGCCATCGTCTGTCTCCTTTGTTGAGTTTCTTTGATGTACTGGTTAGCCTGAAAAGGCAAGGACCGTTGTCGATCTAGTGCGGATGGTTGGTTCCGTTGCCATTGCTCAAAGGGTTGAAATGTCTGTTTCGTTTGGTTTAGATTTCGTTGATCCATTGCCTTATTTCCTTCTCTTCCTCATCGAAGTTGACGACTGTGTTGAATTTTTGCACACAGTTCCAGCACATCTGCGCGACGTATCCGTCACTGCCGAGCACCCTCATGATCTTCTTTTTGTCGTCCTCCCAGACACCGCTGAGCTTTACACCCGTTTTCATGTCCTCGATGAGGAGCCCACCAAGTTTCGCCTCGTAGTCCCCCCAGCGGCAGATCATTGGGCGTCCTATCGCGTAGGAGTAATGGACGCAGTTTCCGCAAAAGACTGGGGACCCATTTCTACGTACCAAGATAATACCATTTGGCACTGTAACACACCAGACCGTGCCATCGTAATCTACCTCGGCTGCCGGTGCATAGAGTTTCTTGATATTCCGGCTCATCCCGATAATCACTTCGTAAACCACGTTACCTGAAGAGGTTTTAGCTTTCTTTCGCCGAATTGTCGCCCGCCATCCGAGTTTAATGGCGGCCTCTTGAACCCCATCGGCGATGTCAGGTGAGATCGTTTTCGCTCTCCAATTCCCCTTCGATTTACTGTTGTTGTGACCGTCACCGCCGAGATAACCGCGCAGAAATGCCGACAACGCGAATGCGTCACCATCAAGTATCTCTCTTGGAATTTTTTTATTGATCGATTTGCCCAATGGTTCAAGACGGCTGGCCAACCTCACAGATGAAATGCGGATTCCGTGATGGCATTTGCCCGCATGATGCCCGAGTCGTCGAGCCAGCCGGGCAATGCGCTTTAGGTTTCCTCTGTTAGTGTTGGAAATAATCACTTTCCGGTATTTGTCTCCCTTCTTGTCTCTTGCGAGGCATCCCTCTGACACGTACCAACCTATGAATTCCGCCCAATCGGTGTTTACGGGACTCCCCGCGACTATTCGCTCCGGAGCCATTAGAAACCCTAATGAGGTGTGAGGATAGTATCGTTTCTGGCGCCTGAGTCTTTTGTTGTCAGCCTCGAAAACTTTCCATCCCAATGGACCCGCGAAGTGATCGTACTCTTGACAATAAATCCGATGCTTGGGCGTTACGAGAATATCTATGCTTCTTCCTTTAAGTGAAATCATTTTGCCTTTGTAAGCATAGGCATGATACGCCGTCGGCGCCTGATAGATGAGCTGGTGCTGCGAGTCCAATGTCGCGACTCTTTCGTCAGGCCGGAGTTGCCAGAAAGGTTTCCATCCTCTCTCAGAGAGAATCTGGGTATCTTCCGCATAACAGTGGCCAAAGCCATCCCAGTTTTTCAGCTGACACAGCATGTGCATGTCCGCCATCCATTCCGCCATCTCCCGAATATCCGCAGGTGCGCCGTGCCAGCCTTCAGCAGCCGTGTCAGCCCCCTTGAGTCCGTGCAAGTAGAAATCTACCTTTTCGTCGGCGAATTCTCTTCTCAACCGGTCCCAGTACCGTCGCAGATATTTCATATCCGCCAGGTAGTTAAGGAAACTCCTGATTTTCCTTCGGCCTTTAAGATTGACCCGTCGGAACCTGAAAACCTGTCTGTTGAACTCCTGGTGATAGAGTACCGCATGATGTGTCTTCTTGACCCGGTTATACGTCTCCAGATCTGAGCACAGCGCATGACGAGTAAAACGAACTCTTTCGTTGGGGTTCCCACACTGACGCAGAAGTACTGCCTGCGGAACATGATCCGCAATAAAGCGAGCAAAAGTCTGCTCTGACTCATGAAGAGATGATACGAGAAAAATAATCTGCTTCCCTGAATCGCATGCTTCCTCCAGAGTGATAGGTTTTCCCATGCCGCCTGACCCGTAGCCGAATATCTTATCAGGATCCTGTTGCTGCGCGAGAGCATCAGGTTGACAGGTGAGGGTACCCGTGATGAAATCCTTGTTGAAGTAATCGAAGTATCCTTTCTCGGCCCATTCCATGCCGTACGGAAATCGCAGGTCATATCCGAGGCGTTTCTGAAAAAGGTAGATCAGGCTCAGGTACAATCCGCCGTGATGCCTGTCACAAATCACTATCATTCAGGTACTTACAACCTCCAGGGGTAGTTCGCTCTCGGCATGGTGCCTGGAATGGCATCGCTGACAGAGCCAACGAATTTTCCACGGTTTGCCATAATCGTCATGGTGAGCGGTGCCTCGCAACTCACCACACTGTTCACACGGTTGTCTTTCCAGTCCGTAGTATCGAATGGCATTGGCAACGACCGATTGCGCGTAACGCCTATGGCGATTTCTTTCACGATACCCGCGTTGGTATTCGCGAGATTTTGTCAATCCCTCAGGAGTCATCTGTTTTTGTTTATGCTCTCTCTGTGTTTTCTTGCCCTTCTCTGTCTGTCTGTATTTTCTACCAGCGAGTCTGTTCAGCGCCTTTGCTCGCGGCGTCTTCCATTCGCGTGAATGATACTCGCACCGCCTAAAGCCCGGTCTGGCTGGCCTATGGCACCATGGTCTTGAACATTCGGCCAAAGCTAGATTTCGCTCAGCCATTTCCTGATCCTCTCCTCATCAGCATCGAAGTTCACGACCTCCTTGAATCGTCTGTAGGCAGCCTCCTGAAGTTGTGGCGCCATCGGCAACGCTATTTCGAGCTTGCTCCTGGTGTAGGCCGCGTCATCGGTGATAAAGATAGCCGTTTCCATGTCAGTCATAAGCTTTCCAGCCGTTTTACCTGCATAATCGCTTTCAAAACAGATCACCGGCCTGCCGCAGGCATAGGATTGATGCACAATCATCCCGTATCCGTCCCACCACTTATGCTGGAGAGTAAACGTCGAGAGGACCAGTCGTATGACCATCTGATGATGGTAGTCGACCTCGCCATCCTCACCACCCTTACCATTTTCGTAGCAACGCAAAGGCAGAGCACAGGACTCAGCGATCTGCTTGAACCACAGATAGAAAGCCCGGTTCTTCACATCCTGGTGTGCCCAGTTGATGTACTGGCGAATGGAGTTTGCTTCGAGATCAGTCATCGGTGCCGTATTATAATAGACGCTGGGGAATTCCTGATGATAAAGAATTGCATGGAGACCTTCGGCTTTGCTCTTCTCGTATGTCTGGATGTCACTGGACAAGACGTGCTTCGTAAACCAGACATGCTCCGAAGGATTCCCCGCTTGCCGGATATAGGTCGCATTGGGGCAGTATTCCTTTGTGAATTTCGACAGGAATGTCTGGCTATCATGCTGGCTGCTAATCACAAAACGAACCTCTCTTCCTCTATCCCTGGCCTCGTCATAGGTCAGCATCCTGCCGATGGGATGAGAGAGCGTCAGGATACGATCGGGATCATGTGTCGAGTAAAACGTGGGATATTCCAGCGCCCGGGACATAAACGCGAGATGGCCGGTCTCCCAGTTATCATCGGGATGCCGGAGTCCCGCGTCCCACCAAGCGCGCCCGAAGGGTCGGTACAGTTGGAACCCAAGGCGTTTTTCCCAAAGGTACATCTGGGCCTGCAACAGGGCGGTGTGATGGAAATCGGTGATGACTATTCCTTCAGACATTTCCCTGTGACATCCTTCATGCTGAGATAATCTTCGCGAACCTGAAGTAGAAACGGCCTCAGGATCTCCATTGCATCGGCGGTGGCTCGCGTAGCCTCGGCGGCGTTTTGGCAGAGCGTCCGAACTTCGGCATGAACTGTCTGCTCAAACGACTCGAACTGTCTTCTGAGTTCGGCAATTTCCTTTCGAGCATCATAGACGCGGGAGTCAAGACGACTTGTCTCATCCTCATGGCGCTCTGCATGCGCAACGAGCGATTCTGCAATGCGATCCGTCACGATCTGTTGTATTTGGCGGACGGTCGCCCAGTCAGTGGGAGCTTCTGGCTTTGGTCTTCGTCGAAATGGAAACATATCTTAGACCTCCGGGTTAAGGAGTGCTCGATAATAACTTTCCATCAATCTTGCCCGAAAATGCTCCGGGCTTCCGGCAAGATGGAAAACTGTCGCTCCATAGGGTCCATGTTCGCTGATTATCTGGTTGTACGCAACAGGTAGAACTTCTGCTTTGTCCTCCCTGCGAAGCTCATGCCAGACCGCATTGAGAACGCATTCAGCAAGCGGATATGAAGTGGGACCAACCACGTCGCAGATCGGCTGATACCATTTATCCCAGATGGGCGCCAGGTCACCATTGATCCAGAATACTCCGGCGTTAAAATGGGCGTCATTTTGCAGCTCAACACCTGCCTTTTCCATGAAGTTCAGATATTTCTCGTCGCCTCCGATCGCAGCGGCCATAATTGTCTCTGGATTCGCCGGCTTCCAGATGAGCGGTTTGAGAACCAGCACATCTGCGTCGAGAACCCATAAGCCGCCCGAAAGGGGTCGAGTAGGAATGTCCGTCCACGCCTTTACCTTCCAGAATCCACGGGCTGCTCTTGGTGCCATTACGCCAAAGCGCTTCTGTATCTCGTACCACGTCATCTCTATCGGATAGTGCTTGGCATTTGGATGCGGCAGCTTCAACGATTTCAGCATCCAGCGTTGCCACTCGCTGGCTCGGTCACCGAAAGCGCAGGACGCAACGTGAACGACTTCCATCTTTCGGTCTCTTTCGTTCTATGGGTGTCTGGGCCACTCTCCCAGGTGATACTTGAAGCAGCTCGCCATGACCTGAGTTTTGTAACTTATGTCCACCGCGGAGAAATGGTAAATCGCGGCTCCGTAGGGCCCGTGCTTGATGTGCAGTTGGTTGAGCCTCTGCCCCAATATGTCAGCCTTTGGCCAAGTATGCCAGACGAGATTCCACACTGTTTGCCCGTCCACGTGAAGCGGATCATCCGCCACAAAAGGCCATAGCTTCTCGTACCAGAGACTCCATTCCGCAGAGAAGTCTCGTCGGAAGACGATGACACAAGCATTGAAGGTTCTGTTAGAAGCGGCGCCAAAGACCTGGAGGTACTTCTCGTATGGCAC